TCCGAGTTCCATTCCGCTTTCCGCATCCGATTCGAGTACGAGATGGCCGACTCCGAAAGTAGCGTAACCGAGGTGATCGGCATAGATTTCATACTTGACTCCTTCGTCTATCTTTAGGGTTTCGAATATCTCTTCTCTTTGTTTACTGCTCATTTATTTTTCTCCAAGTTTGTATTTTATGATACTTATTGTTACCAGAATTCTCACCGCGACAATAAACATATTCATCAGTTTCACTTACAAGTTCAAAAGATGTTTGGGATTGCCAACCTGCTTCGTCGTGGTACCCAGTGTGTTGCGGCATTGTCATTATCAATAGACCACCTTCTTTGAGACTAGATGCCACATTAGGTAAACAGTCTGCGGTGGCGAGAGTTAAGTTAAATAGATCACACGCAGTAATTAAATCATATTTCTTTGGTAGAGGATATTCATTGATATTAAGTTCTGACACACGAGCATATCTTCCACTCGCTCGTGCAATTTCTACCTGACCAATAGACACATCATATCCAACCATGTCTTGTCTTCGCCATGCTTTGGCAACAAGTCCAGTACCACAACCAATGTCTGCTTTGTCTGTTCGTTGGTCAATATCTGGTAGAGCATTCATTACCTCTACGATCTTCTCGTGAGAGATACAACCCAATGCGAGTGCTTCTTCTTCGTAGGTATGCCAAGCGTTATAACGCCTCTTTACCGCTTCGACATTATAGGTGGCATTACGAACAATGTTACCATCAGGATCGTAGGCAGGGTATTGCATTACGCATTACTCCGCTTGACCAACTCATTGTTGATCTTCTGCTTCATCTTAGGTATTGCACGTTCAAGTGCTTCTTCTAATACTTGAGTCGGTGTGTCCTTCATGTAGAAGTGTTGAACTGATTTCTTACCAGATCCCTTCGCACGAATCACACTGCTCTCTTTAAATTTAGTTGGCATATTTACCCCTTGAGTAACTCCGGTATTCCTCTGTTATGTTGGTACGGAGAAGAATCAACTGCTTTAAACCTTTCTCCATTTGGTCTACGAGCATCGTCTTTATCTCCAATCATTTCCTTAGTCATTATATAGTCTCGCACGAAGTCCGAACGTACAATATCTTTCCAAGTAAATTCAACTACTGTGAAACCTTTCATCATCTCAAGAATGTCCATGAAACGGATGATACCCTTCTTGTCTCCGTCTTTAACGAAGTCAGACTGATAGTAGTCTCCACAGAATATGATCTTACAGTTCTGACCTACACGAGTTATTATACTATCTAACTCATGGAATGTCAAGTTCTGCATCTCATCTACCACGATTACCGCATCATTGATAGTGGTACCACGGATGTGAGATGTACTAATAAACTCTATACTTCCATTCTCTGCAAGTTTCGAGTATGCTTCGCTGTCATCAAACAACTCAGCACAAATTGTTTTGTAGGGTGCGGTGTACGCATCCATCTTCTCTTCCAATGTTCCCGGAAGGAATCCGATCTCTCTTGTAGGTACGATTGACCTACACACAACAACCTGTGAATATTGATTACCTCTATCCAACACTTCTTCGAGTGCCAGATAAAGAGCAGTGAACGTCTTACCTGTTCCTGCACTACCAGACATCACAATGTGATCCCCAGACTTGTATCCTTTAAATACTTCTTCCTGTCCTGTTGTCATTGGATCTACGGTAAGTAGATCATCTATGCGTAGCAACTTAGGTTTATGCGCGAGTTTTGGTTTCATGTCTTAATAGTATTCCCTTCTCCCGAACCGTCTTTGATTCGTTGTAGTAGTTCACGGTGTCCCGATCCCGCCATACTCAGAGCAGACTTACTACCTGACACCAACATAGGTGCCTTGGTGAACGTCCTTACTAGATGGGGGTTATCGATGAGGTATTGATCATAGTTTGCAATGGATACTACTGCTTCGGTAATCTCATCGGTATCTATGTTTCTAAAGTCATATAATGGCATAATATTTGTCCTAACTGTCCATACGACACCCCCCTTGTGAGGGGGAGTGAAGAGATATGGATCACCTTCCTATTGAGTCATTTGCAGAGTATCTGCAATAGTTTGATTTAAAAAGTCTTGCTTCTTGGACATCTTATATGCTAAGTCTGTTTTGCCCTTCTTATGAAGTTTAGCAATGTAATGACCTAGTTCTTTGTTGTCCTTCTTCAATCGATCTATTTGGTTCTTCGACATCAACACCTCTCTTTCTATTACGGTTAAGTGGATTTAAGGTTCTACGGTATTAAGTTAGGGAAAGTCTCCTGAGTTAGTTTCTTGTTGAGGTATTTCACTGGTCTTTTCTTAGCGACCATAGACAAAATTATATTTGCATCGGAAGGGTGTACACTTTCGAGCATACGCATAAACATGGATTCTCTCTTCATGGAGTTCATGTTATTACCATAACCACCTTTGACATAGTATCCAAATTCTTTATGTGCTTTATGGAGACTTTGCGGAGATGACTCTGGACGATTCGGGGTATAGGGGGGCGTTCCTTCAGGCAAGATCCACACAAGTCGATCATCGAAGGTTCCGCGCAGGACATCTCGCAAGGCAGGAGTGTCGTGTTTTTGTAACAACGCAACACGTTCTGCGTTATTAGTTGTTTTGGTGAAGAGGTCAAAGACTTCGAAGACCTCGTAAGTTCGGTAATGTGCCATTAAATAATTCCTGTTTCTAATAGTATATAGGGTTTTAAGAGTTTGTACACCTACTTATACAAAGTTTAATTTATCTCTTTTAAGGTTAACCCATAGTTATTAATCTTCTCATAATCTGTATCATCTATCTTTATTAAGGCATTGCCTTTGAACTTCTTGTAGTCACATTTATGATGCCACCGATTAAACTTCCATACGATCTCAGACACATCTGGGTGCATATCCACGATCATTTGTGATTTGGGTAAAGTTCCTTCACCTGCATAGAATTCTTTAGTATTACCACCCTTCATACGTTGGGTAGTTACCTTATCACATAAGAATGCATTGAACTGAATGGTACAATTTCCATCTTTAAGTACTCGAAGAGATAAGTCGGTATCTTCATTGTATCTACCTCTCCATTTATATCCCCATGAGTTTTCTATCAATAGGCAAGAATATATTCGTGTGTTGACTATAAAGGGTGGTACTGGGTCAGTCTTCTTACAGAACGATGAGTAGTTTAATCCTGATACCGGAACATTAGAATATCTATCAACAAAGTCTTCTGCGGCCCGTAAGGTCGAACCACACTCTACCTTGATCTTATCATTACGATTTAAGTATTCGAAATGCTGTAGATTATCATCCATAACCCAATGCCGTTTGAAATCTTTGGAATGGTCTTGGGCAAAGTTACGGGCGGCACCCGGGCCTTTGCTCTTGGTATCACCTTGGTCATCAAAGGTCTCGTAATCATCTAGGTATGATTGTGGTAAGATTAAAAGTTCTGCATCGACTTCTGCCTTGTACAGTTCATACTCAGATTCTTCGACCACAATATAATGAGGCACCCCCATAACATTGAGTATCTTGGTGGTTATTCCGTTTTTCCATCTACCCTTAGATACGATGTAGACTGGATATCTAGGATTCATCTTCTAACCCAAACAAGTCTACTGAATCAGAACGGTAGACGTTTTGCTTTTCCCTACGATGAGGTTTAAAAGGATACCAACTTGACTTAGTACGATACGATAGTTTCTGCCCAATCAACTCAGCAAACTCTTGAAGGTCTTCTTCATTCTCGAATCGGAAAATGATTTTAGAATACTCTTCCTTTTTTGGTTGAACGAACTCAGGCATCCCAACCCACTCTTGTTCTGCCTGTTCTTTGGTTTCAACTTTAATAGTCTTCGTTCCCATTATGCAACCTACTTGTGTTAAAAAAACCCCCCCGATTAAGGGGGGAAATATCCAGTCTCATAGCAATTCATAGCAATATTCGGACTGGTCGAAAGGGTTTCCTAGTAGTACCACGAACGGTAATGAGTAGCATCAGCAGTAGTCTTTGAAGCACTAGAGTGACTGTACGTCTTGAAACCACCGTAGTTGTTTAATCTCTTGGTCATCTCTTCACCCTTGAAAGAGTTAGGAACAAGACGAACATTCTCACAGTCATAACCTTCAGAATCTTTGACAGTAGCATAACCAATCTCACGAACGATTACAGTAGTCGCACTAGGTTTAGCAACAACTTGGTAAGCATCAACATTGGTTTGTTCATAACCCCAACTGTCAACGAACAAGTCACCGACTTTAACATCTGCGGCAAGAGCAACTTTCTTTATCTTCTGAGCGATCTTATATTCTTCTTTCGCTTTCTGATTGGCAATACGGTTTTCGATGAACTGAGTACATACTAGAATCATACGCTCAACACTTTGGTAACGAGTGTGAAACTCGCTCTTGAAACCTAAACGACTTCGTGGAGCAGGACGGTCACAACGAGCAATATTTCTTTCTTCGTCTAGTACAAGGGTAAGACCCTGTTCTTCGTACATCGCAATTAAATCATTCATACTATATCTCTCTCTCAATAATTAACAAAGGTCTTTCTCAATCTGTACAACTATTATCTCATAATCATAACAAGAAGTCAACTGTTTAGTTAGACTATTTTGCTATAACGATATGCTTTCTTAGTCCATAATACACTAAGGTGAAACCTGCAACACAGTACCCAACAGTCAACCACAAAGACGGAGCAACCTCACCTGCTTCGATTGCATAGTCTTGACTACCAACGGCACCCATAATTAAAAACAATCCAAGTAATGCTCTCATACTAAGTACTCCCTCATAATTGCGACTTTCTTTTGGTTGTAGAATGCGAACCACCCTACACAAATTCCATCGTCTTCGTATCCCGGTTCCACTGCAACAAGGTTCTTCTTGCTCTTGGGGACTTTGAAGTACTCGATTGCTTTACACTTCGCTTCATATAAATCTTTTGCTTTCATCATAATATATTTCCTTAGATCAGTTGAGTAATGAATCCACAGACACTAACAAAGTTTAGTGCTACTAGGTTCCACAGTCGAGCATTGAAACTTTGAACAGACAACAGACACAGACCTACTATAGCAATGACAGGGTTCATGTGAAAGGCAAAGATTGCCATTAGGATCGCTCCTAAGTAACCGCAGACAGTAGGTAAGTTCTTCATAATTTATTTCTCTCAATCAATTCAATACAAGTATTATACCCTAGTATTGTAATTAAAGCAAGTACTTTCGGTGACTCATTCAAACTATTCGGTCACAAACGAGGAGGATTGAAGGAACTCTTCTAGGAGGTACGAATCTTCTGCCGCCTCCAAGAGTGTATCTCCATTACAGATGGTGACCTCAGATTGATCAGCATTGTCTAGAATGTAGTTTTGGTAGTTATCAAAGTTGGTATCGGATAGTTCGTATAGACTCATATTTTATTTCTTTCTCAATTAATTAAGTACCTATTATACTATACTATTGTAATTAAAGCAAGTCTTTCCGGTGACTCCTTTAGACTATTTGGTCATTAAAACGCTCTATTAATTACGATCTGGTTATTAATCACTACTAACGTAATCCCAGTATTCATAATATTAAGGGTATTATTACGAGACATTAAGTCTGATTCGTTAGTAAGTGCGGCATATATTAACAGATTCGACAATAGTTTAATCCCTACAATTCTTTCGAGGGAGGGATTCTTCCCATACAGAGGATTTTGTTCCTCTAGACACTCGGTAAGAGTCTTATCACTGGTACACTTTAATCCTTTATAAGTTTGCAACGAGTCCAATGCTTGCAAACTTAGAAAGTATTTGTATTTGTTCTGTTCGCTCTCTGACCAAGTACTGTAGGTGTTAGTGGTACACCCACTTGATAAAACAACTAATAACATAGCGATAAGAATTATAGGCATTGCGGTTATACTTTCGTATTGGGTTTAATGTATTTATAATGTTAGGGTAACATTAAGGAAAAAGTTCTCGTTTCCAAGTACTACTAGGTGGTCTCTCTATGAAAGGTTGTAGAGACTTGGGGAGATGTTTGGCGTGGATCTTACAACCAATGAATGCGTTGTAGTAGTCATCTCGTAATAGCACATCACGATCAAACTGTTCCTTTGCTTCTAGGTAGGAGCATTCGCCTTTGGTCTTGCAGAGATGTAGGATCTCTCGGTGGTATGCTTCGACACCTTTTTGTTCTACTGCTTCCTTCAGGTGTTCGGACGAACCGTAGTAGTCCTGCCAATCAGATTGTTTAACGACTGTTCGCTTTCGCTTGGCACCTTTAAGAGGGGGTAGTTTTCGAGTAGACCAGAAGAACTTCTTGCCCACATATTTCTTGTTCGTATCTAGTTCGGTAATCAGATACACGAATCCAACGTACTCTTTGAGTACGTCTTCATCGGGGTTGTATACTTCGTTAAATAATTTCCATGTCATGCATTATATATAATATCTGCATCACTGGAATCTGCGTCGATGTCATCTTGTCCACACATAGGACAACACGCAGGACGGTCTTCTTCGTAGTGTACTGCTACGGTAGTTTTAATGTCGCATACAGGACATTCTATTTCGTATAAGATCATGCGGCACATCCTTTGTCGCCAATTGCACAGACTTCTTCTGCCCATCCCCAGTCACCTTCCATACCATTTACAGAGTATTCAGTAACTCGTTTCTCAAAGAAGTTATCGTGTGACGCGCCATTTAGTACCCAGTCCAACCACGGTAATGGATTGTCCTTCACACCAAACTTAGGTTTCATACCAAGTTGTAGTAGTCTACGATCAGCAATGTGTCGAATGTATTGCTTAACATCTGCTTCGGATAGTCCTTCAATCTCACCAGACTTATACGCAAGGTGAATGAATCGATCTTCTAACTTAACAGCATTCTTTGCCATCTCGTAGATCTTAGACTTCAACTCGTCGTTGATGATACGAGGATGCTCTTCGCAGAACTCACGGTATAACTTAGCATTGCCTTGGACGTGCATTGTCTCATCACGGATAGACCACTCAACAATAGTACCCATACCTTTCATCTTACCGAAACGTTGGAAGTTCAGTAGCATAACAAATGATGCGAACAGAGACATACCTTCATTGAATACAGACTGTGCGAGTACTAGTGCCAGTCCTGTATGAGAGTGAATGTCACCCTCTTTCATAAAGTCAATCTTGTCTGCCATCTCTGTGTATTCCATGAATGCCGAATGCTCTTCGTCTGGTAGACCAAGGGTATCATTCAGTAGAGCATACGCACGTTGGTGTAC